TAAATTCTAATAATTATTATATAATGGACATTAACAAAAAAGAAAAATATAAAGATTTAGATAAAAACCAATTAAACATTTTAAAAGAATATAGTTTAAGTGATAGTGATTTAAATTATGTTCTGAATCCTGACACAAAAATTCATAATTACACTAAAATAGATGAAGTTAAACACTTTGACGAATTATTGGACAATTTAGGAAGATTTATTATTTTATATCCTAATAATGGCATTATGAGTGGTCACTGGTGCTGCTTAATAAAAAAAGGTAATGTTGTTGAATTTTTTGACCCTTATGGGTTTCCTTTAGATACACAAGCTAACGAATTTGAATTAACAAACGAAGAGAAGGAATTATATAAGATGGATGAACCAAGATTAAGAAAACTAATTAAAAGCGCTGGTTATGATTTAATTAATAATAAATATAAATTCCAAAAAGACACCACTTTAACTGATGAGATAAACACCTGTGGGCGTCATTGTGCGGCGCGTTTAATTTTATATCAATTAGATTTAAAACAATATCACGAAGTTTTAAAAAAAATGAAGGATAAACAATTTAAAGATTTTGATGATATTGTGGCAAAGTTTATAAAAGAATATTTACACAAATAAAAAACTCTAATATAATATATATAATGTTATCTAGTATAAACTATAATAATTTAGACCATCATAAAGATTACCAGCAGATTTATTACAATTTAGATATTTTAAACTCTAGAAATATAACAACAGGAAATATTAATGATGACCCAATAGCGTCTTTTAGTGAAACAAGAGACACGCCTATTATTAGTGATGCTTCAAAATATAAAATGTCTATCATACGTTTTACAATGAATGGAATTAAAGATTTACCACTTTTCATCCCAATTATTGAAGATAACCAACCAGACAGAAATAAAACTATTTATAAAATTACTATCAAAACAGATACCAACACTTATACACAGCCTATCATTTATGAACCTCAAAACGAAAATTTAACCATTTCTAATGCTTCTCAAGTTAATCAGAGTTTCGATGATTCTTATTATTATGTTAATACTTATCAACACTTTATAAACCTAATTAACAAAACATTCAAAGAAATAATTGACGATGTAAATTTAACAGAAACAGAGACTTATAATTATCCAGTTATGGTTTATGATAATAACACCAAAAAATTTAGTTTATATTTACCAGATGAAACATTTGAAACTTTTTTTAATAGTAATTTATTTAATCTTTTTTCTAACTTTACACACTCAAAAAAGTTAAATAATGATAATGAAGCTTTCAAATTGTTAAAAAATGACCCTTTAGATTTAAATAAGGTAACGATAAATAGTGTTGATTATATTAAATTAACTCAAGAATATCAAAGCGTGGGGACTTACTGGAGCCCAATAGAAAGTATTGTTTTTACATCAAATTTATTACCCATTGTTCCTGAAAATGTTGCCCCAACTTCTATTTTTAAAAAATCTAACACCACTGCTGAAATCGTTAGTTCTTCTTATAATTTTGAACCAATTGTAACAGATATAGCTTTAACTTTAGATGATGCTTATGATTATAAACAGTTTATATCATATATTCCCACCTCTCAATATAGATATGTAAGTTTTACAAATTCTAACCAACCTATTAAAAATATTAACATTAATATTTTTTGGAAATGTCGTTATAACTCACAATTAATTCCTTTAAGAATGTCTAATTTATCAAATATATCTTTAAAAATGTTATTTGAGAAAAAATAAAAAAAATCTTTAGGAAAATTACTTAAGAAATTATTTAAGAAAAATATTTTATCTTCTATAGTATATATATAAATGTCTAGTATAGAATATTTAAAAACCGTTGACCCTAAAATCGTTCAGAATGAACCAGCGTTTTCAATCAATGAAGGCGCAACAGAAATATCAAATGTTCCTTTTACAAGCACAAACGCTTCAAGGTCTTCTCTTTCTTATAATGTTAACGCTCCTTCTCAAAATGTTTTCGTTGATAGAGAAGCAACAATAACCACTGAGGTCCTTAGGTCTGTTGATGTTGTTATAACGAATACAGTCGATAATCCTAGACCAGCATCAGGTCAGGTTTTGAAATGGGGGCAAAATTGCGCCCTTCCTGCTTTTCCTCTTCAATCTCAATTACAAACAAGTTCAGTAACCATTAATAATGCAACAATTACAGAAAATACAAAAGATATAATTTATGAAAAATTAAGATTAACTCATAATGATTACAACACTAAACGCAGAACAACTCCAAGTATGTTAGATAATTACGCATCTTATCAAGAATCAGCACAGCTCAAAAACTCCCCACTCGCTGGTTATGATTCAATTTACTCTAATGATAATATACCTAATGGGAGTTTTCCTATTACTTATACTTCTGCAAATGGTACCCCACTATCAGACCAAACTTTTTACAGATGGGATAATGATGCTTTATGGTTATTGTCACCTCCTGTCGGCAACTCTTTCACACGAACAATCTATTATAAGTACAAAGTTACAGAAAAGATATTATTAAGCCCTTTTATTTGGGCTGAAATTGAAGGGAAAAATAATGTTGATTTATATGGTATTAATAATATTCAATTTATTTTTACAATTGCAGGCGATACATCTAGAAATTTAAGATTTTTCAATAATGATACTGATGATTATAATTTTACGAATATTCAATTAAACGGGCAAAATCCTTTCGTTAATCCTGTTATGAATTTCGTTTTTAGGACTCCTTCTTTATCTATTCCTCTTCCTGAGCGCTCCGTTGTTCCTTATATGGAGACACCGCGCCATATTTCTACCAATAGTGGAGTTAGTATTCCTCCAGGAGCGACTAAAATGTTAAATATGAGTGGTATAACACTTACTCAGATTCCAGACCTTATCGTTGTATATACTAAAGCCAACCCAGTAACTAAACCCGAACAATATGGCGACTTTTACTTACCACCTGTTGATATTTCTATGATGTTTGATAATAGGAGTGGTTTATTGTCTTCTATGACTCAAGAACAACTTTTTAAAATGTCTTTAGATAATGGTTTAAATATGAACTGGAATGAATTCCAAGGAACCGCAAGAACTGGTAATGGTAATGAAGTTAGTACTGTTGGTGGTTTTCTTGTTTTACAACCAGGGGTCGATTTTCCTTTAAGTAGTGGTTCAGCTCCTGGTCTAGGTGGTAATTATAACATTCAATTAAATATAACTGTTAAAAATCAATTAAAAGATAATGTTGAAAATCCTATCGTTTATTTAATGGCTGTTAATAGTGGCTTCTTTACTTCTAATGGTGGGTCCTCTAGAGTTTCAACCGCTCCACTTACTCAAAATGATATAATTGAAGCTCCTCTAATGGGTTCAACTAATGATTATGAAAGAATGGTGGGAAATGGTAAATTTGGTGATTTCTTTAAAAAATTAGGTTCTAATATTAAGAAAGTTTTTAAAAATAAAGATGTTCAGAATGTATTAAAAGAAGGTGCTAAGATTGGTTCTAAAATTGGAAGTGAAGTTTTAAAAAATAGTGGTGACCCAAGACTGGCCTTAACTGGTGAACTCGTAAACCAAGGAACTAAAGCAGCTTTAGGAAGTGGTAGAACTACAGGTGGCGGCAAAAATTATAATTTATATAATTCAAATTTAAGGGCTTTAATGTAGGTTTATACATCAAATAATATTAAATAAAAATTACTTTAGATTAATTTTTATTTTCTAATTTAATATATATATATGTCTTATGATTATCAGACTAATAAATATATTTTGGACTATGATGGGGGGACAATATTTACTAAACCTTCATTAAATACAGATATTCCACGTTATCAAGATGTTAAAACATATGCTTCTATAGCTGGATATACACCTGGACAAAATGTAATATTTGAACAAAATACAGAATTTACACCTTTTTTATTAGATAGTAATAACGCTTTAAAAATAAAAACTGATTTAAGATATAATGAAAATCTAAAACTATATTTAAGATATTTTGCGGTGGGTAAATCAGTTGGTGGGAACTCTTTAAATTTTGATGTTAATCTTTTATATTATGATAATGATTTAAACTTAATTGAGTCTTCTATATCTAGAAATTTAACAAATGCTGAAGATGAACTGGATTTCGAGTTAATTGCTGATGCTTTTAACTGCCCTTCTAATGCTTCTTATGTTTGTTTAGGTATTAGGAATAATTCAACTTTCGACTTAAGAATAACTTATCAATATGGTAATTTAAATCAAGTATTGACAGAAAAAATTAACGGTGAGAATCCTGATGTTAATGAACAACTTTTTATTTTATTAGGTGGTTTAGTAGGTGTTCCAGTTAGTGATTTAAGTTTTTATGTGAAAAAAGCGGGGGATACAATGAGCGGGACATTAAATATGAACACTAATAAAATTTTAGGTGTTCTAGAACCTGACACGATAGACGGGGCAACTAATAAAGGCTATGTGGATGGATTATATCAACTCCTTATAAATAATTTATTAAGTTTAAATGGTTCATCTCCAATGACTGGGACCTTAAATATGAATACCAATAAAATAATTAATGTAGTGGATGGAAGTAATGATAAAGACGCTATTAATAAAAGTCAATTAGACACTAAATTAAATTTAACAGGTGGAACTCTAACAGGTGATATTAATATGAGTAAAAGAGAAATTAACAATATAAGACAGCTAACTTTTCAACCATTAACAGCAGGATCATATATGAATATAAATTTTACAAGCGCGGACGGGGGTAGAGGAAAATTATTTTTTGATGGTATGTGCCGTATGGAAATAAGCAGCGCTAATCCAGAATTTACACGCCTTCAATTATTTCAAAAATTACAAATGGACGATAAAATTTATTTTTCTTCACCTCATAAAATAGAAAATATGGCAGCAGGAACAGTTTCAGGAGACGCAGTTAATAAAGGTCAATTAGACACTAAATTAAATTTAAGTGGTGGAACTCTAACTGGTGATATTAATATGGATGGAAATAATTTAATTAATTGTGATGTTATTAGACCACAAGGGATATCATTACATTTATTATCAAGAAATCAAGCAGCAGGAATAAGGGTTTTTGATACATTAGTAGACATTCTTTCAAATGTTAGAATGAACGGCAATAAAATTACTGTTTTAGGAGATGGTGTAAATGATGGAGACGCAGTTAATT